GCGCAGAAGGTGCTACCCTGCTGCTGCACGCCGGTGGCCATGATGACCACCTTCTGGACGCTAACACAGACCGCTTCTCCCAGCTTGCGGCAGGACTTTGTGCGCTGGCCCGTGTAGAGCTGCAAGGCACAGCCAGAAATTGCCTTTGTCTTCTCGCGTATCGTCTGGCGCTTTTTGCCGTTCGCTACGTCAGCCGCAAATTGCGGCATAAAGTTAAGAGCCACCATTTTCATCAATTCCTTTCATTAGGGTTTCGTAGTCAAACTGGCTTTTCAGGGCGTCCTTTATGGTAAATTTATTACCCTCAAAACCAATCACCTTGTCATCGAAAACCAGAGCAAACTGCTGGACACCGATACGGTGCTGCACAAACAGCTTGCCGTTTTCTGTCAGCTTCCAGTGGCCGCTCGATTTTATATTTTTCTCATCCTCGTTGGTTTCGCGGCGCTCAATCATTTTCCAGTATTTTGCCTTGGTTAAATCACCAACGCCCTGCTGACCTGGCGGGATAAGTCTGGCCGCGTTGACATATTCAACATCACCACCCAGCCGCAGCAGTTTTATGAGCTGCTAAGCCACAGTGAAATGAAGGCTGCGCTTGTAAACCTGAGCCCAACGGCCACAGCATGGGCAATCCTGTTTTGCGCCACCGCGTAGGTCTTTGAAGAATTGCTCGCGTGCTGCGCCGTCGAAAAGCCCAATGTTCATGGCACCACCAGCGCGGCCAGAAACATCAACTCATAGACCATCCACCCTGTACACAATTCGCCCCACTCAGAGCCACCAACAGCAGCCTGGTCAAGGATGCAAGCAGGGTCAACAGGCACAGCCGTTGGCACGCTAGTTGTGGGGTTTATGCGCCACTGCGCATGGGTGTTGCGGAAGTAAATGCCGCTGTCCTTACCACCCAGCCATTTGTTGCCGACATAGTAAGCCACACCTGCCAAAACGCCCAAGAGCGCCAAGCTCATGCGGTCAATCGACATCCACACTGTTCCGTCATGGAAGGTGACGGCATACGGCCCCACAATAAGCACCAACCTCGCCACGTTGACGGCAGCCATGCCAAGGCTGTTTAACAGGCTCGCTGTAGCCTGAAAGCGTGCGTGGGGTATCAGGCGCCCAAGGAACGCCCCAAGCAAGCAGGCGACGAATACAAAGCCCGTGACGAGTGCCTGCTGGTGGTGAACGACAGACACAAAGGCCATGTAACAGCCCATCGTGACCGCCCAGCGCAGGCGCCCAAGTGTGGTTGAGCCGGTGCCGATAAAGCCCCCGACCATCCTGTAATAAATTGCCAAATCAAACATCGTTTTTCTCCTTGAAGGTTAGCGGCTTGCGACGATACCAGCCTGTGCCGTTGCAGGTCTGGCAAATTGAGGGGTTAGGCTTGAGGTGAGGGGGTTGAGGATGATTGCCCGACCCGTTGCAAGTCGGACAGCGTTTTTTGTGTGGCATCAAGCATCTCCTGGGTTTTGACGATAAGACCAATTTCAGTGCCATATTTTTGCATCCATTGGCGCTTGCTCATCACCTGGCCGTCGATACCATCGCGCCCTTGATGATGGCCCCAGCAGAGGCAAATGACGTGCATGTGGTTTTTACGGCCTCCAGCGCCGGTGCCACAGTGGTGGATAGTCAGACGACCCTGACAGTGCAGGGAAGGCCCTACGATGCACCCCAGCTCGATTATGGCGCTCCAGTGGCGGCGCTCCTCAGCGTTAGCTGGTCTGGCTTTCATTTGAACGCATCCACAGGGATATGTTGAGCCTCATCAACCCAAAACTGATTACGGTCAAGCGGTGCTCCTTGAGGTTTTTCGTCTGCCCTCATCACCGTGACATGGTGACCCAGCAGCACATGGCAGCGTATGCGCTCCATGATATGGTCAAACTTAGGCCCTGGCTCAATGCCTTTGGCGCTGAGGATAAAACAGACCTTCATTGCGGCTCGCCTGCGTCCATGACGTACCCAAGGTCTGGTGAGCCACCGCCAGCTCCAGAGATAGCAAACGCATGCGACAAGCCAGCAATGGTTATGACCAACATACCGACAAAAAGCAGCAGCACGGCGATGACAGAAACCGCCTGATAATTTTGGCTTTCACGCTTCATCTTGTATCCTTTCGACCAATACCTTGGCACCCAACGGTGGGGCCTCAGCCAAGATGATTTTGTTGTTGGAGATGGCTTTAACATGAATTGGCTTGCCATCGACCGTTACCCGAAACTTTTTCAAGACCACACCCTTCGGTATCTCGATGAAGTGAGTGACCTTGTTGCGGTTTTTCTTCCGCAGACGTTGCCGCTCTTTGCTCATGCGACCTCCGACATCACAGACACGCCCAGCTTCGCGCAAATGCCCTGTGGAGGGTTTGCAGGCTTGACCTGATACAAAACCACCAGCTCGCGCTTAAACGCATGCTCACTGAGCCGGTTTAATCCTGCCACCAGAGCTTTCATGAGAGCTGAGAGCTCTGCATCGGTCAGCTCTTGTGGTGGTGTGTCAATCGCTTTTGTGAAGGCTTCTAAATCGCTCATGGTGCTTTTACCCCTTTGAAAAAGTCGAGAATGTTGCACCCCATGATACGGGCGAATTCGACCAAGCGCGAGCAGCTTATCTGGTTATCGCCCAGCTCGTATTTGCTGATTTGCTGTGCGCTTAGGCCATCCTCGCACTTTGCTCCCAGCTCAGCCTGTGAGAGCCCCCGCACGGCCCTCAGGCCGCGCAGGTTTTGCCCCATAGTGATGTCGATGTCATGCAGCATCGCCCAACCCCGTTGCTGGAGTTACGCAAAGCTGGCGCAGCTCAGACGCTTTGGCAGCCAGTTTGTCGTTGGCTTCCATCGCACCGATGATTTTGATGTGCTCCATCAATACAGCGCCGCGCTTTTCCTGTGGCGTGTTTTGCAGCTTTTGCTCCAAGACCGTTGCCGCCTCCTCCAATGACAGCTTGGGCTTTTCACCCTGAGGCTGTGCTGGTGGCTTTGCAGCAGCAGCCTGCTGTTTGGCACGCTCAGCAAATTTGTCAGATTTTGGAGCGCCAACGTCATCGCCCGCGCCGTCATTGTCATCATCGACGTGGTAAATGTTAAACGCCCCAATGAGCGCGTACCGGCGCCCATACTTTGCCGTCGAGCCAGCAGCCTGGTTGGCATTCTTGCTGCCGGTGTTGTCGATTGGCATGAAAGGCCCCTCATAAGTTTCCTTATGACCAGACACATGGCGCACAGTGCAGACCTGCGCAGCCAATCCTTTGCCGTCAGACTTTGTGCTGTATTCCTTGACGATGCCATATTTGCGGCAAATTGGGTCAAGCACGCCTTCGATGTCATCCAAATCGGCATAATAGCTGGTCTGGGTGTTGTTCTGCTTATCGACAAAGGAGCGGCATTTTGTCTTTGGGATAGGTGGCAACTCCATAGCGACCGATACTTTTGCCACGTTAAATTCACGCTCAGCCTGGCGGTCTTCGGCCTCTTTCTGCATATTCCAAAGCGACTGGATGACGTTGAGCTTGTCACCAGCGTTTTCAGAATTGCTGATTGCCAGAGCGGTCTTTGCCAGCGTGTCAACGATGTGGTGGGTGGTCTTGCGGTTTTCCTCCACGATTTTGGCGGGCAAGCTCGTCAACGTCTGCGACCGTGTTGGCTGGTCAATCGTTTCAGGCTTCTTTGCAGCGGGTTTTGGCTTATTCTTCGTAGTCATAATCCCTCCTGGGAACGTGGTATTGAGACACAGTTTTGACGTTGTTCTCTCCAAGGGGTGGCCTTCCTGTGCCGTACAATTCCAGCCCCTTGCGATAACGCTTAACCGCTGTAAAGACGGCGTGCGCACCCTCCACCACGACCTCTGGCTCAAGGTCACGGAAACCCCAGATATATGGCGGCGTCGAACGCTGAAACAAAAACCTAAACAGCAGGTCTTGGTCATCGCGGAAATCGCACATCCACCCCTCATCAAATCCCTCGCGCTGGCACCAAGCTGTCAGCTCCTCTGGCTTCATGCGCTTAATCCACAACCGCGCCCATTTGACGGCTTCCAGATAGAGAAAATGCTGGATGTCGAGCCCTTGGTTTTTGACAGCCTTCCCAATGCCCCAATTGTTGAGCTCAGCAATGCGCTTGTAGTCGATACAGCCAAAGGTGCGCAGGTAGTCGATACGCACGCGCACGCGCACGCCGTCGATGTTGAAAAATATGCTCACCTCAGGGTAACCCTGCGTCAGGTGGTCTTTGCCGATTGGCACCTCCATGACGGCTTTCTGGCCTTCAACCAAGCGCTCATACTCGACCGATGACAGAAACATGGCCTTGGCGTTTGGGGCTCTCCCTGCCGTGTTAAACGACTTGTAAAAAACGTCAGGCTCAAGCAACAGCATGCCTGCCCGCTGGCCAAATATCATGGCATCAGTCGCCGTGTAACGCTTGCGCTGTGGGTTGAGCACGCTGGTCATCCAGTAATCTGGCCAACTCACCAGCACCTTTGTCATGCCGCTGTGCGACAGCGCTGGGTCTTCGTGATAGGCTTCATTTGACAGGGTTTTAGAGCTGTAAATGCCTTCTTCAATTCCTTTAGGCTGAGCTACCATTTTGTGCAAAATCCTAGAATGATGGTGAGAAAAAAGACGATGACGGCGGCAAGGTTGGCTGGCGTGACGTATTGGCACCACCAGTGTCTTACCAGCTTAACGGTTGAGGGCATAAAAGCACTCCTCATGGCTGTGGGTTTTCTCGCACCGCGCCATTGCCGCGGCATCATCGCACGCAGCCAGGGCCAGCAGGGATAGGATTAAAATGGCCTTAATCATTGCAGCACCTGTGTGCTGGACTGCTGACGAGATTGCATGATTGCGGCGTGCTCGCGGTGAATAACGCGCTTTGCCACTTCGCATGCGGTTATCACAGCCTCAGAGCAATCTGACCGTTTTTGCTCCTCGATGATGGTATAGACCATTTTCAGGTAAAGGGCTTCCAAGTGTGCCGTTCTGCTCATATTTGACCTCCGTTGCTGAGTTTCCAAAATCAGCTATGGGTTGCATTATTTCAGATTGCAATCTTCAAGTCAACAGATTATAATCTTCAAATGCAAAAAACATTTATCATCAAAGAACCAGACCCAATTGAGCCCATCACGCCTTGGCTGCTGGAGCACATTGAGGAATTCTTAACCATCAACGATATGCCTAACGATGGCTGCTTGTTCGGCTGGTACATTATGCAGGACAGAAACCTCGTTACCCGCCTGCGTGACGGCAAAGACATCTCCGTGAGAATTATGGAAGACGTTTTGGCTTTCATGCAAAAGCCTGTTACGTTTGTTCGCAGCGGCGACCGTAAAGGAAACAAGAAACCGCTGAGCCTCAAACCCATAACAATCCAAAGGAGAACACTACCATGACAAGTAAAGCCGCCCCTAAGTCATCCAAAAAGGATGGCACCGCCAAGAAGGCAGGCCCCAAGCTCGTTGTTGCTGACCTGAAACCAGGCATTGGCCACAACAGTGGTGAAAAGAACCCAGAGGCGATTAAGTGCATCGAGGAATTGATGCAGTTTCAGGCTCAGAAAAAGAGCATCGCCAAGGCTGAGCGCGATGTGCGCAACCGCCTGAAATCTGAGTTTGGCATACTTTCCACATCTGTCGCCCGTGAAGTCGCGCTTCGTAAGCTCGACCCCGATGTGCGCGTGCAGGTCGAAAGCAACCATGAAGACTTTAAGAAAATGCTGGGTTACCAGCCGCAGCTTGATTTTGTGGCCGGTCAAACACAGCCAACAGCCGCAAGTGCCAAGGCACAGCCGTCAGAAGCTGAGCTCGCTGACAAAGGCGATGACGAAGGCTTTGAAGTGAACGAAGACGAAGGCGAGAACGGCAACCAGCATGGCCTGCCGCAAGTGTCTGGCGTCATCACACGCGAAGGATAAGGCAATGGGTGACTTTACCACCTTGTCGCTTGATTTGGGCAGCACCCTTGGGTATTGCCTCGCCCGTAACGGCGTCATCATCGACAGTGGCGAAGTCACCCTTTCTGCCAAAGACACCCACCCTGGCCATCGGTGGCTGCGTTTTCAAAACTGGCTGTTCAAATACAAAGACGTTGATGAAGTGCTTTTCGAGGATGTGATGTTTGTGACGAGCCCGCTGCAAATGCGGGTGTACGGCGCATTGCTTGGCATCCTGCAAATTTTCTGTCTGGCGCAGCGCATCCGCATGGCGAGCCTGACGCCTGGGCAAATCAAAAAAGACTTCACCGGCTCTGGCGCCGCGAAAAAGGAAGTGCTCTGCGAAGTGGCCATAAATCTTGGCTGGAAGAACGGCAAGGAAGGCACGCTCGTCAACAACAACGAGGCCGATGCAATTGCTCTGTTTTGGGTTGTCAGCACCCGCAGGGGTGTGCAGCCGTCTTTCTATGCAGAGCCAACAAACGCCGATAAAGCTCAACAGGGCGTGTAAAATCGAGCGTATTGACAAAAGTCAAATTACAGGCGTAACCTGAAATGGTTGGGGCGGCCATCCGCAAAGATGCCGCCCCTGATAATACGGCCTTAGACCCCCGTGTTATCCGTAGGTGAATTTTTACGCACATAGCGCATAAAAGTCAAATATGGATTGGGTCTAGCCGATATAGCTGGCCCATAAGTTTTGTGTGTTTTTCGCCCTAAAGGATGTCAGGATAAAGACTGACAGCACACGCTCCAGCAAACACAGGAGATGACCTAGGCTCGTCAATTACGGCTGGCTTAGACCAAGCTGAGCCCGTAAGGACTTCTCAGCGCCGCAATGGCATTGACCCCCGTGCAAAATCTTTTTTGAAACTTTAGGGGGTAGGGGGTAGTTCCTTTCATACCTTTCAGCAATTGCACAAATAGTCAGCAAAAACAGTGGTAAAAACGAGAACATCACCACGAATGCCCTTGCTAAGATGACGCATAACCGCATGCGCAAGCGTAGAGAGGAGCTTGCAGCTTGGTGTTTAAGGGGGTATTGTGCCAAAAGCCAAGGTACGACCTCCAAGGCACAGCGAGAGGGTTGTTTCCAAAAAATTGACCCTCTCGCAACTCTTGCTTGACAGTGAAGACTGCAATCTGCAATTATGCAACCTGTGCTGATTTGGAAACCAGCATTAACTTGGAAGGTCACTATGGCAACAATCAAACAGGTTCTGGCTGCCATCAGTCAGGACGGTACGCTTGGCCCTAATCAAAAGCGTTTCGTCACAGAAGCAATCCAACGCGCAGAAACGTGGTGCAAGCTGCAAGAGGGGCCAAAGCCGCGCAAAATCACGAATGCCAAAGGTCTTGTCACGATGGAGCAATGGGAAACCGCCCGTGGCAAAGAGCTGCATTACACGGACTTCAAAGACTGGATATTCAAAACCGGCCTTATTGAGTTTCAGGTGCGGTTGATGATTGAGGAATTCCGCGCAGAGATGCAGGCGAAGGGTAAGCAATACGCCAACTTCAAAATGGCCTTTCAGACCTACCTGACAAAGGGGTATCTATCTAAAAAGTTCAAAGAGTGCATGGCTGAAAACCATGAAACAGTCGTACACAGAAGGGGTATAAATTTATGATCTCAAACTTCCTGGCCGTTCTCACAGAAAACGGCATAAAAGTAAAACCAGACCTCACAAAAGCAACCCAAGAAATTCAGACAGACTGCCCCCAGAGTTACTGCCAGAAATCCCGCCCACCCTCGAATAAAACCCCGCTTAACGTCACAATTGACCAGCCACATCAATACACGGAATGGCGGTGCAGCTTTTGCTTGTGGTCAGGTCACGCTGGGGAGAAGCCTGATACGGCTGAGGCCGCGCATGAAGATGATACCCCCATCGCGGCCCCTCACGCTCCTAAGAGCTTGCCACCTGACGCGCTGGCCTTCCTAGCTGCAAAAGGTTTGACGGAGGAAGATGCCATAAAGCACAAGCTCTCATGGGATGGTACGAAAAAGGCGATAAAGATACCGTACTTTGAAGGCACCCAAATTGTAAATTATGCTCTGGTGCAGATAGCCACAGGCAAGAGCAAGCTGGAAAACCCCAACAAGGCCACATTCTTTGGCTTAGATAAGCTGGGCGTCAACAGCGAGCCTGTGGTCATCGCGCACCGCGAGCTCGACGCCATTGTGCTCATGGAGCGTGGCATCATGAACGTCATCGGTGTGCCAAACGGTGCAGACATTAAACCCACCGGCGATGACTTCAACCAGGCACCTGACCGCTTTGCCTTCATGTCGCACGCCTCAGCAAAGGCCAAGGGATGGCACAAAATCGTCTTTGCCTGCGACGACACCAAAGATGGCCTAGCCCTGCGCCAAGAGCTCGCCAGACGATTGGGGCCAGGAAGGTGCGCGGCAGCCAAGCTGACCAGCGGAAGCGTCTGCCAGACGATGGCAGAGCATGGTGGTGATTGGGTATGCACCGACATCAGAGAGGCAAAGGATTTGCCAATTCTGGGTTTGTTCTCAGTCGATGATTTTGAGAACGAGCTGGAGGCATATTTTAACTACGGTATGGCCTCAGGTGTTTCAACCGGCTGGAAGAATGTTGATAAGCTCTATACCGTTATGCCTGGCCAGTTTACCGTTGTCACCGGCATCCCCAACAGCGGAAAATCGGAATGGCTCGACGCGCTCAGCGTCAACCTCGCGCTCAACGAAAACTGGCGCTTTGCCGTGTTCTCTCCTGAAAATGGCAAGGAAGCCCAGACCACCAAGCTCATCGAAAAGCGCGTTGAGATGCCTGCCGACCCGAAAGCGTACCGGCGCATGTCAATCGACACGTTCAAATCAGGAGCTGCTTGGGTCAATAACCATTACACGTTTATCGAGAGCAAAGACGCCATGCCAACGCTCGACTGGATTTTAGAGCGTGCCAAGGATGCCGTCATGCGCTTCGGTGCCAAGGGCCTCATCATCGACCCTTGGAATTTGATTGAGAAGGTGCTGGCCGGTAAGAGTGAAACCGATTATGTCGCTGAGAGCCTGCCAAAAATCAGGCGATTTGCAGCAAATTATGGGGTGCATGTCTGGCTCGTTGTGCATCCAAAGCAACAGCAGAAAAACCAGAAAACCGGCAAAATCGACGCACCAAGCCTCTACGACATGGCAGGCTCAGCGCATTTTGTGAACATGTGCGACAACGGCATTGTGGTGCATCGCTCTGACGCGCTCGATGACACAAGCGAAATCCTCATCAACAAAGTGCGCTTTAAGCACGTTGGGCGCCGCGGCAGCACCAAGCTGCGTTACGACACCAGCAGCGGGAGATACAGCCCGATTGAGGAGGAATTAAGCGCCCAGCAGATTGCCGCAGCCGACCGGCTCAAATCTGCATCCAACGGCGACGATGACGCAATACGCACATACGAGGTGGAATAATGAGCGACATGAGTGACAACACGCTGTTTTGGACTTTTCAAGACACCAGCTTTTATGAATTTCTCAAGAACAAATACAAAGACCGCGCCAAACTGCACAAGGAGGCTGAGGATAAGCGCAAAGCCGCTGAGAAGGTGCCAGACACCAGCCCGCTCTACCAACGCGCCCAGGTATCGGCAGAGATGGCCAGCCTGCGCTTGGATATGGCTTACATCATCGAGCGCAACAACAACCTTGAGGAAATGCTAGGCACTGTCGAATACCTGCACCAGAAAGTCGGCATCCTAGAGGGTGCGTATGGACACTTGAAACTCTTAAACGAAACCGCCATAATGCAGACTGCAATCCTCAATCGCAAACCAAAGGAACCCGCCAAATGTCCAGAACCTTCGAGCTCACCGATAAAGTCAAATTCGTCAGAATGACCCCAGAAGGCGAGCCGGTTTATGGCGAGGGTGTCGTTGTTGCCAAGCTCATTGGTGTCAGCAAGCGCATCAATTACAGCGTGCGCGACGAAGCGAGCCTTGACAGCGTTGGCAAGCCGCGGGCATGGAACCTTGAGGCCGAGGCTCTCAACGGCACCGACGAGGAAAACGCCGCATACATCGAGCACCACAACCGCATCAGCGACCACATCAAAGCGTACAACGTCCTGACAGACGAGCTGGTAAAAAAGACCAATGCAGAGATTGAGGCCATGCACGTTGAATTCTTTGGAGCGCCGTTAGAAATATGACACGCGCCATCATCAGCGAGCAGCAAAAACGTGCGTGCCATGAATTCCTGATAGATGGCAACCAGGTGCAGGCGTGTATTCGCGCCGGTTATTCGGCCAAGAATGCCCGCCAGCATGCGCACCGCGTCTTTGCTTTGCCACACGTCAAGCTCTACCTGGCACCTTTGCTGGAAAAGATGCACGAGAAAACCCAAGCCACAGCAGAGCGCGTGCTTGAGGAATTGACCTACATTGCCATGTCAAACATCGCATCGTTTTACAAGCGGCAGGGCAAAAAGTGGGTGCTGAAAGACCTTGACGAATTGCACACCTCCCAACAGCGCTGCATCAGCGAAATTGAGCCTGGCAAATATATCAAGCTGCACAGCAAGGACAGTGCGCTAGACAAATTGGCCAAGCACTTCAAGCTGTACACCGACCTGGAAGCCGGAACCGCGCAATTTAACATCATGCCTGTGCTGCGCATTAATGGCACAGAGGTTGTTTTCGAGGTTGGGAAGCCAGCGCCTACCGCCAGAGGCTCTAAATAATTTGACGTTTTACCACATTTAGTGGATATTGCGGCAGGGGCTTCAATTCGGAGGGTATCACATGGCAAACAATCGAGTACGCACTGACAGCCTTGGCTCGTTAAACGCGGTAAGCAAGTTTTGCACTGCCAAGTTTGGCCTCAACATCAACATCTCTGGCACCTTTGTCGGTACGCTCACGCTTTTCCGCAGAGACAACGCTGGCAACTCTTACGCAGTTACCAATCAAGCTGGAACGGCAGTGACCTTCACGGCTCCAACAAACTTTGCTGATACGCCAATCAACCTGAGAGGCGACTATTTCCTCAAGATGACCGCCTACACCTCAGGCACGGCTGTGTGTGTCGTAGAAGGTTGGTAAGACAGGCATGAATAATGGAGCAACCCGCCAAGGATGCCTATTCGTATGAGGAGCGGCCAGAAGAAATAGACGGCCCAGAGCTGCTGAGCATCCCCCCAAAGGTGCAGGCGCTTTTCCATCTTTTCAATCGGTATAAAATTATCATCATCGAGGGAGGACGCGGCAGCGCAAAGTCGCACTCTGTCGCCCGCCTCCTGCTCTACATCATGCAGACGCGCACCGTGCGCCTGGTCTGTGGCCGTGAAATCCAAGCAACCATTGAGGAAAGCGTTTATGCGCTGTTCTGCGATTTAATCAGCAAATACACGCTGGCTTACCGCGTCCTGAAAAACAAAATTAGGCACCTTGTCAGCGGCAGTGTGTCATCGTTTAAGGGCTTCCGCGAGCGCGGTGCCGTCAACGTCAAGGGCATCGAGGGTGCCGATATTGTATGGGTTGATGAAGCCCAAGCACTCACCAAACCAACCATCGACGTGTTGCTGCCAACTCTGCGTAAGACCGACAGCCCCGTTAAATTCATTTTCACGCTCAACCGACTGCTGCGCGAAGATGCGGTAATGGAGCTGGCTGACCGCTCAGATTGCCTGGTCATCCACATCGACTATTTTGAAAACCCATTTTGCCCTGTCACGCTGCTGGATGAAGCTGAGATTTGCCGCCAGCGCAGCGAGCGCGATTACAACCACATTTGGCTGGGTCAGCCGGTCAAAGCTGGAGATGAAATGATTTTCGATACAGACGCCCTGTATCACTCCATGCGTCAGAAACCCTATGGCGATTTGTTCTTTAAGGCTCGCGTCATCGGCATTGATTGGGCTGCTCAAGGTAACGACTTGTGTGTGGCCACCATCCTCGACCGCGGCAGCGCTGAGCACTGGACGCTCACCCAGCAAATCAAGTGGGATGAACCCGACACAGAAATCAGCGTTGGCAAAATCATCGGCATGATTGGCGACTTCAAGCCAAATGTGGTGGTCATCGACATCGGCGGTGGGGGCTATAACGTCTATTGCAAGCTCATTAACACGAAGCTGGGCAACGTCATCATCGTGCCGTTTGACGGTGGCAGCCGCAAGGGCATCGGCCCGCGCAGCCTCAACCAGCGTGCGGATGGCTACTGGAACCTGCGCGACTGGTTTGAAAATAAATGGCTGTGCATTGGTGAAGGCTTCAAGGATGACGTGCTCAAGCAGCTCGAACGCCTTAAACAGAAATTCAGGCCAGACGGCTTGCGCCAGGTGCGCGAGAAAGCGGAATACAAAGCAGACCACGGCCACAGCCCTGACGAAGCCGACAGCCTCATGATGGCCGTTTATGGCTGCCGTCACCTGGGCAAAGAAACCAACAGCAACAAAGACCAAGGCAACCAAATCACCCGCAAGGGCGGCAGCAAGAGGCGTTTCTAATGCAGGTTGAACCCACATGCGTTGCAGAGATGAACTCAGACCCTCATTACGATGAATTGCTTGAAGACTATAATCTTCACAAGGGTCAAGGTAACCCAGGCATGAAGGCCGGTTATTTGTTGAGCCTCAATTCGCGCCGGAATTATCACGCTTTGGAGCAAGCTGGAATGCTCATGCTGTTCCGCGCAATGCACGAAGACAGGCTCATTGGGATAATCAGCGTTTTAGACGTACCAGGCGGCCAATTGGCTATGGTGGAGAGCCTTTACGTCATAGACCGATACAGAACGACCGGCGCAGGCAACGCTCTCCTAGGGGCTGCCAAAGCCTTCTGCCGCGCCCGCGCTGTCACAGGTATGATAATCAGCGCAGAGCCAGGTGGTGTGATTGACCGAAAGCTCACACGCGACAAGAAGACTGTAATCTCAAAATTGTATTACATCGACCTATGACCGTACCGGCACTCATCACTGGCATTCCGGCCATGTTGCAGAAAGCCCGCGACAACGCCAGGCGCCTAGAGGATTTTAGCGCTGAGAATTGGGAGCAAATACCGTTTAAGGTTGAGCACTTCCTGCACGCTGGCATGTATTGCCGCACGCTCACGATGCCAGCCGACAGCATCCTGACCGGCGCCCACATCAAAATCCCCACCATAGTCATCATCAGCGGCAACTGCCTCGTGTACAGAGGGGATGACTTTGTAAATTTAATTGGCTATCATGCACTGGCCGCCAGCGCTGACCGGAAACAAGTCTTTGTGGCTGCCGAGCAGACAACCATCACTATGTTGTTTGCAACGGACGCAAATGATGTTAAAAAAGCAGAAGAAGAATTCACAGACGAGTGGAGCCGTCTGACAACTCGAACAAAAGAGGTTTAACATGTCAGGTGGAGTTACCCTTGCAGGCGTTGCCACAGCAGTCGGCGCCGCAGCTTCCGCAGCTTCCGCAGGTCTTGCAATTTCAAACGCCATGTCAGGCGGCGCGACCGGCTCGACCGATGCAGCCAGCGGCCTATTGCAGCAGCTCACGGGAAAATCCCAAGCCGCAGCGACACAACGCAGCTCTCTCCTCGCTACAGCAGGCCAGTCGGCAGGCTCTCCCCTATCCCCTGGCTCAGTCGGCGGCGGCATCAGCAACATTTTCGGTAACTGAGCATGGCACGCCGCGGGAACGCCCAAGGGCCTAAAGAGCCCACGCCCGTCATGGTCACGTCAGCGTTGCCAGGAACGCCACCGCCTCCCGTTATGCCACCACAGGGTCAGCCCGATGACCAGGATGACTTTCAGAAGATTTACCGCATTTATACCGAGCTGAAAGCCAACGGCGAGCGGTACAAGCCCATTTGGGATAGAATTTCACAGGTCACCGGCATCAGTGTGCAGCCGGATTACATGTGGACAAATCAAAACGTCAAAAGCCGCCAGCTTGACGAGTTTGTGGATGACCCCACCAGCGCCATCAGCGTCAACCAGGCGGGTGATTACCTCGTCGGCATCATGTGGGAAACCGGCGAGAACGTCTTCAAGGTGCGCCCCAGCCGTTGGGTAAAAGCCCTCGTTGACGAAAACACCGTAAAAAACTGGTATCGCTACGTCACAGAGCAAACGCTTTACCACATGAACCACCCAGACGCCGGTTATGTGGCCGCTCTCCAGCCATACAGCTATGACCAATTCAGCTTTGGCACCTCAGGCATTGGCCTATTCAAAAATCAGGGCTTCCTGCGCGGCATTGACGAGAATTGCATGGTTGCCCGCAATTATGGCATCGACAACACGCGCATCAAGGAAGGCAAGAGCGGTGCGCCTGATTTTGGCTATGCCATGAACCATTGGAGCTGCGCACGCATTGTGGAAGAATTCTGCATGCCTGACGGCACAGTGACCACAGAGGCGCTTTCACAGCTTCCCCAGCAAATCCAAAACGCATGGAACCAACGCAACCTCACGCAGGAATTTGACCTCGTGTTTTTGTGGATGCCCCGCGAAGACTTCGACCCCAAACTGCTGGGCAAGAAGGGTTTCAAATGGCGCGGTGTCTGGTTTATGGATAGCGGCAGCGCAATCAACAAGATTTTCTGTGAGGAAAGTTTCAGAGAGCGCCCCGTCAACATGTGCCGCCAAATCAAGGTGCGCGGTGAAGACTATGGCCGCAGCTCTGGCACCATGCTGCTCAGCACCATCAGCAGCAACAATTACATGTTTGCCATCACCCAGGAGATTATGGAAAAGATGGCCAACCCAGCGCTTGGAGCGTATGGCAATGCCATTTTCGGTGACAGCGTGCTCGATACGAGCGCCAACGGCCTGACAATCTTCAACCAGCAATTCGCCGCTGGCTCTCAGGCGCCGGTGTTCCCGATTCATGACGTGGGTGACCCCAGCGACATCATCAAGTTTTTAATCCCGTACCTTAACGGCAAAATCACGACCGCCTTCAAGGTGGACGCGCTGCTCGATTTCAACAGCGACAACACCATGACGGCCACAGAGAGTTTGCAGCGCTACAATATCCGCGGCAAGAGCCTGGCGGGCATCCTCATCCGGCAGAAGAATGAGCGCCTTATCCCTGACGTGCGCCGCGCCATCAGTATTTGCTGGGAATGTGGTGAGCTGGGCGTCAACCAAGAAAAGCACCCTCAGGCCGCTGCCAAGATGTCGGCAAAGCAAAAGCTGACGCAAATCATCCCTGACGCCGTGCTGCAATGCTTCGCCGCAGGCAAACCTTGGTATGAGCTGGAATTCAACAACGAGCTGGAAAACCTGCTGCGCACGCAGAAAATCCAGAACCTCGTGCAAATGATACAGAGCATCACGGCTGTGGCCGCGCTGTACCCTGACATCGTTCATGCCATCGACTGGTATCAGCTCCTCAAGGATATCAACGACAACCTCGACATCGACGCGAAAATCATGATTAGTGCCGATGACTTCAAGGCAATAATTGCGCAGGCAGCGCAAGCGCGGCAACAACAAGCCCAGGCTGCGGGCAACGCACAATTGGCATCAGCCGCCAAAGATGGTGCCACTGCGTCACAATTGATGGCATCAGCAGGAGCAATTAGAAATGGTCAAACACAAGCCGCAGGCATCCCAAGCACCTGAGACAGAGGGAAAGGTCAGCACTGGCCACCCTCTGCTCAACCAAATGCTCCAAACGGACGCATTCGCTGAGGCTGCGCAAAAGCGCAAAGAAGCCAAAGAATTCCAGATTGCAGAGCTGGAGACATGGAAAGCCACCGTGCAAGCGCTCGCGCAATCACCTGACGGGCAACTGTTCATTAAGTCGCTCGTGCAACACTCTGGAATGTTCAGCTCGCCACACTACAAGGACACATTGAAAATGGTGGACGTGAGGCTCAAATCAGCGTTTTATCTGGATTGGGTGCGTCCATTCCTCACGCCCGACATGCGAAAGGACATTGAATGAGCACGACACACGACATCACAGGCGTTGGCCCTGTGCAACCGAACGGCACCACAATCCTCTTTACCGTGCGCCCTGCACCGTACTTTGCCACTGCCGCGCAGATTACAGCCTTCACGCGCACGCCCGTACCAGGCGACCAACTGACTGACAACGGTGATGGCACAGTCACCCTCATCTCAAACCCAGGTGCTCCTGTGCCAGAGCAGCCACAAATCGACCCCGTTGATGACGGTGGCGATGTGGCCAATCCTGAAACACTGTAAGGAGCAAACATGAAAACTCACCAAATCACCGGATTAGGCCCTGTTCAAGAAGATGGCAGCGTTGAGCTGTTCACCGTCTTGCCGCAGCCCTTCAAGGTCACCAAGGAGTGGCTTGCAGCACAGCCAGCGTTTCCTGCTGTCGGCAATGAGCTCGTTGAGGCCGAAGACGGCAGCATGACGCTGACCGCTGACACCTCGATTGATAACATCGACCAAGAAGTGCAAAAAAAAACAATGGTTGGGGCAGACAGCTCTGGAGATGGCTTAAATCCTTCCCCACTCCCCACCTATTCGTCAAAGCCCACAACAATCCAAGCCGGTAAAATCATTGCTGTCGAGCCACCTGTCGAGGGTGCGGCAACAACTGACAGCCTTGTGACGCTGGAAGACGGCAGCACACGCGCATTGCTTGCGGGCAATATCTGTGGGGTTGGTGATTACTGGTGTACCGATGGAGCTTATTCTTGGTACATGCCAGCCGCAATGTTTGCCGACAAATTCGTGGTGTAAGCCATGTCCTGTGGTGACAAGCTCAACGATAACGTCAACCCAACTGTGATTGTGCAAGGCGCAACGCAGGTGACGCTGACGCCATCACAAGAGCTTGTCACCCCTGGCACCGTTCAAGTTTACCCCAACAGCGAATTCGCCCAGGCTTTCCCCGCCAGCAAAGCTGTTACCCAGACCGTCCTTACCATCCCACCACACACACCAGGAGCTGCATAATGACCGAAGCCGCCACAACGACCACAACCGCATCGCCAACGACCACCACAGCCTCGCCAGGCGCGTCTGGTGCAGGTGTTGGCACTCAGACATCAACCACGACCACACAGCCTGCTGGTGGCGCGGGAAACGGCCAACAGACGACCACGCAACCGGCTGGCGCGGGCTCAACGTCTGGAACCACAACCGATGGCCAGACTGGTCAAACGACCACAACGACCTCAGCCGAAGCGAAACCAGGCGAGCAATCCACCACACAGCCCGACACATCCGCGCCTGCATTCAAAATCCCTGACGAATACAAGGATAAGCCGTGGGCAGCGAAGATTAAGAGCGAGGCCGACCTGTTCAAGCAAATCGACAACCTCGACACGCTTGTGGGCAAGAAAGCCGTCATTCCTGACCTCAAGACAGCCACGCCAGAGGCTCGTGAGGAGTTTTACAAGCAACTGCGCCCCGCTGACCCAAGCGCGTACAAATTCGAGGGCGATATGGCCAGCCCCGATGTCAAGACCGCTGTGGGCAAGATATTCATGGAGAACGGTATCAGCGAAGTGCAGGGGAACGAAATCATCAAGCAATACCAGGCTGTCGGTGAAGCTCAGCAGGCCGCTATGTTCGACCCTGAGGGCTTCAAAGAAACCATGAAGGGTGCCTTTGGTGACGATTGGGAGAAGACCACAGGCGTGGCTTACAACAACCTCAAGGGGTTGATGACCGACCAAGACCAGAAGCTCATGGAGCACTTGCCCAACGCTTACACAGCACTGATTTACCGCACGCTGGGCAATGTCGATAAAGCCACGCAGGCGATGATGCAGCGCTATGGCGTCAAAGAAACCAACCTCGCGCACTTCGCAGACAAGGCCAATATGTCTGGCGGTGACGTGAACGCGGTACGCGCTGACCTCCGCGCCCAAATGGGCAGGCTAACGGCTGGCCCTCATACGGCTGACCAAATCCAAGAGCTACGCACCAAGCTGGCCAAGACATACGAGAATGACCCTCGCATCTCGCAAGGGTAATCCGCTGGTCTTCCGGTTGAAGACTACAACCCGCACTTAAATGTGCTTTATCCAGAGAAGGAAAACACTATGAGCAAGACACTGAAAGTTACCTGTTCCGGCAGCTTCAAAGCATCCGATGGCGACATTGAGAGCTTTGACAACATCGTGGGCATCATCCCCGCGCTTGACGAGGACAAAGCCCTGCAAATGGTCGTTCGACGCTATGCCATCATTTGGATTGGCCGCGCCAAGAAGACCGTCAACGGTGCTGAGGAGCCCAAATACAAGCGCGTCATGAAGGTGCGCCAGGTTTTCATCGACAGCATCGAAGAAAACGATGACGCACCAAATGCAGTGTTGTCGTATGTCGGCAAGGACATCATGGAGATGAATTTTGAGGAGCTGCAAGACTTCGCAGCCGCAAATGACCTCTCAGGCGTGCCGCTGTACAAAACATGTTCCCTCCAGCACGCTCGCCGCGTTGCTTGGTCAGAAGCTGCCCGCAAAATTCATGGTATGGTTGGCCCTGAATACATGTGGACAAACCAGGCTTTCAAGCCTGCACAGCATGAGCCAATCACCGCTGACGCCATCGTGCGCCGCGCTGGCGGGCATGTGGCTGACATCGAGGAAACGATTGACCGCGCAAACCTGGAGCTGCAAGGCAAAGGTAAATTCACGGCCAATGACCCACAGGCAAACGACAGCAAGCTCAGCCTTGACCAGCTCAAGGCCATTGCCGATGACAAAAAGGTGAAATACCATCCCACCATCGGTTATAAGCAGCTTTATGATAAGATTTACGGCACCAAGAAGGTGGCGTAACAGAGGCACCGAGGCAGCGCAAACACGCTGTCTGTCGCGCAAGGAGAGCTCCACTTCCTGGGTTGTGGGGCTCTCTTTTTGTGCGGATTACAGTCTTCACTTACGCGAAATTTATTTTCATTGCAAAAATTACCGCATTTGGTATGTTTACCACCTAGGGATACCCAGCAATGGCCCCTCAGCGGAAATAAGCCGCCCAACAAGGCTAGAAGCCCAGGCTTACTGGACACCTTCAAATCGTTCAAAACCCCTCGTTTTCAACTCTTTGAAGGAGAACCCCAATGGGTCTTTCATACACCACCTCCCCGTCAATCTCGCAGGCCGCTCGCTTGAATTTTCAAGACAGCTTCTTTGCGTTGGCGCAACAGACCAAATCCAAGCTCGTTGCCACGAAGGCAATCACCTTCCTGCCGAGCAAGGGTAAGACCAACAACTTCGCTCGTATCGGTCGTATCGAATTGGACGAAGTGAACACGCGCAACCCTGACAAGCAATTTGGCGACTATGCGCTGGATAACCGCTTGTTCACGAAGCGTCGCTTCACCAAGACCATTCAGATTGACATGAAGTACGATGTCAACGAGCTGTTGGCTGACCCCACAAGCGACATCCTGGCTCAGCTCAACAACGCCAAAGAACGTGTCATTGACCGCGTGGCTGTTGCCGCTGCTGTCGGTAACGTCCTTGTTGGTGGCCCAGACACCGCGCCCACGACCATCAGCGCTGCCACAGACGGCGTTGTGACCATCGACGGCACGGGCGGTTTCGTTTACGAAATCGTGCAAGCCATCACTCAGACCTTCATCAACAGCGATTTGCAATATAGCGACTTCGCTGGCTCGACGGTTTGCGTGACAGGTCAGGAAAACACCGACCTCATGGGCGAAGACCAGTTCATCAACCAAGATTACATGGTTGCCACTCCCAACGATGTTGCGGGTGTCGCCCAGGGTCTTGGTAAGACGTACATGGTGCAGGTGTTTGCTGGCTCCAGCACGGGTGGTGGCACGATTGCCCAGCCAGTGTTGCCAGAAGGCGCCACGACCCGCTCGTGCGTTGTCCTAGCTCCGCAGTCCGTTGCGATGGCAATGGAAATCGGTGACATGGGCGTGGAAAAGTCCACTTCCAAGGTCAACAGCATGGACATCACCATCGACTTGTGGATTAACGCCATGCGCACAGAAGGTGTTCGCGTCATCATCGTGACAACCACCATCTAACCGCAACCGTTAAACCCCACAAAGGAGGGTTAAAACATGTCACGTCCACAAAAAACAAGGCTCGACCAAATTCAGAAAAGGAGCCGTGTGAACATCACGGCTGCAACTCTGACCTTGAGCGAGCTTCGGCACGGCGACCGGCAGA